CAGTAGCGTTATCGTAAGTGGTGAAAGATGTTCCATCCTTAGCTCCTTCAGTTGCCGTAGCAATCGGTGAAGTATTCGCATAAACCAGACGACCATACCTGTCAACTTGCAAGTTAACTGTGTTAACGGTCTGCTCACCAGTTGAAGCACTGATCAAAGGATTGACCAGAGGATCCATTGAGTTGAGGGTATTATACTTACCCACCACAACTGTGGTATCTGCTAGGTCAAGGAATGGATTATTAGTTTGAGCATTACCATATTGTACAATGATACGCCCACTACCACCAGTGATGGTGCGGTTTACTAGAGTGCCTTCTGCTTGGCGAGAGATGAAACCAAAACCTGTCATACCTGCCAGAGAGGTCAGGTCACTATCTAAAGGTTGTGCGTCACCAATATTATACTCAGAAAGAGTGGTAGGTGTTTCAGCATCCACAATACGACCACGGGAATCCACCGTGATACGGGTGTAGGTGCCAGTTGCTGCTAGGTCATTCTCATCATAGTGGGGAAGTGCCACCACATAATTCAATTCTGCAGTAATGGTCAGGTTTGAGGATCCATCAAACGTGCCAGCACCAGACATGTCACCACCTAGTGCAATCTGTCGTGCGTTTGCCAGTCGGGTTGCAGTAGCAGAGTTACCGACGAGAGAAGCAGTAATTGCACCTGCCTCAAAGTTACCGTCAGCATCTCGTTTAACAAGAGTGTTGGCAGTATTAGATTCCGTCTCAATCGGTCTCTCATATTTCAGAGAGTTCCATGCGGTGACACCATCACCGACTTTGATACGCGAAGTATCAATTTCAATGCCTAACTCACCTTGAGCGAGAATAGGGTTAACGTTTGCCCACTGCTGAGCACCGTCACGTCTTAATTGTATTCTATTTGCCATTGCTTAAAAGGATCCTAGCACAACAGTTAGTCTGTCTGACTTATTTATGTCACGAAAAAACCCCCTTTCGGGGGTAGGGGTCAAGTCTTTTCCAGGTCGTCGGGATCAATAGTCCCATCTGGACGCTCTTCGATTTCTTCTTCTTCTTGTGGAGGTGGGCTGAGATACTCTAGAGTCTCAATAGCACCGAGAAGTTTGAGAGCAGTAGCTTCATTGCTCTTAATTTTGTCTGCCATCTCGCGGTTGTCTTTCAAAAGACCCTGATAGCGAGATTTGAATTGCTCAAGCAATTCCTCCTGAGAGGCAGTTTCCGTCACGTCAGCTGGCATTGTTGTCTCCTTGTAGTAATGATTTAAGTAGGTTTTTGATTTCACCGATATCTGATTTTAACCCAGATACCTCATCTTGTAAAGTGGTCATCTTCTCTTCCTTCTTGGATCGACGGTCATATGCCGCCATATAGTTATCATACTCTGACACATTGCAATTTATAACTGCATTAGAATCAGGGTCACGATACCAACCTTCCCTGCCCTCGACAGGGATTAGGTCTCCTTTGAAAGGTCTGATGTAATCAGATTCGCTTGACATATCCAAGAATAATTATTATAATAACCGTGTTAGGTTGCAAGGGCAATGGATCTGAGATCAGCTAAGAGTGGTACTCGTGCTTGATTTTTAGATCTCATAACAATCTTCACTTGGAAGGCGTTAAAGTTAAGTCCCCTTGCTTCATATGTATAATCCTTCCAAAGATATTCTTCTGTGGGGCTTGTATCATATGCTTCACCCAAGTTTTGATTGGAAGTGGGAAGACCCATTTGTGTCCAACCAATAGTACTAGGATCAGTCGCGTCACCAACCTTGAATGCCTTGTAGTAGATACGAAGCTCGGTAGCAGGGTGACGGGTGACTTGGAAATCAATCTTCAGTGAGCGTGCTTCTCTACCCAGACGTGCGAGACGTGTGATATAGACAGCAGCATTTTGATCACCAATTGGAAGAGTAGAAACATCTCGATCTCTATCAATTTGTGACTGCTGACCGTAAGTATCTGGTCCACCTGGCCACATATTCACGCGGTTAGATGTTGTAATCAGTGACACACGGTCAAGGTCAATGCAAGGAGAGAGGGTTGGTTTGTCAGTCTCAAGCATGACTGACATAGTAAGAGACTTGTTACCATCCAGTTTGTTTTGCTCATTAATCTTAGATGCTACCATCTGAGGAGCAGTAAACACGTTTTGCTCATTCAACACAACGTCCACATAAGTGCCATTGTTAATAAAGGAGTTTTGATCAACTATAGAAGATCCATCTCCGACAGATGTAGAAGTAGTGGTATTCAGTCTTGCTGATATACTTGTTTCTGCCATAACCATCGTAGACACCGTAGGTGTAACGACTTCAAACTGGACATTCTGAGAAGCATAAACGTTAGTGCCACCGCCACGAATACCATTAGTTGCAACACTATCAATGTGTAACATGTAGGTATCCAACCATGGGCAGGAGATTTGTGGGTGGACCCTATTGATTTCCGTCAGAGGAATACCATCAAGGTTGTAACATTCAACAATTGCACCAGAGGCGTGATCAACATCAGCAGTGGCATCCTGACCTCTACCAGAAGTAGCAACTGTAATTACCTGCCCGTTGCCAGAGATTGAAGCGTACTGAATAATCTCATCATCAATCTTAAGATAACCCTGATTAAGGTTACCAATTGGAGATCCACTGATAGTGGTGTGGAATTGAGATGCATCATTAACCTGAATTGAAGTTGATCCAGCAGTCAGGGTAGTGGTCAGTGTGGTAGGGGGCACTTCAGAGATAATGCCCTCAACCTCAACGTTGTTAGTACGTTGGTGCATACCATGGTTTCTATGATAAACCAACACTTCCTTGTCATCGCTAGGATAAGAAGGAGCAGCAGTTGGGTATGCATCGTAGGAGTCACCGCTGTAGGTGATGCTAGTGATCGTTGCAGATGTGCCACCTGCATCAGACAGAGTATCCGAAATATCGAATGCTCTAGTAATGTAGCTAAGTGTCAGAGTCTGACTGCCAGAATCATATGCAGTAACAATACCAGTTGCAGCAGAAGTAGATCCACTGACTTCAGCACCAACATCAAAGGTGCCGTTGTAGATTGCGGACAGGACAATCGTGGCAACAGATTGAGAAGATGAAATGCCTTGGAATGTGTTGTTGTTGGCATCAAGGAAACCAGCAGACCAGATACCAGTAATATCTGAAATAGTAATAGTTTCAGGATCAGCCACAGAATCGAATTCAACAATAGTACCTTCTGCGGTAGAAGGTGTTTGGATGATTCGTGCTCCAACTGTAAAGCTATAGTTACTACCAACAGGAAGCGTGAGAGTTTGCTTGGGTTTCAGAGTCTGAATTGGATTTTCAATCAGTCTATGAATACCATTGTTACCCTTACCAAGCTCAGCGTTGTTAAAGATTGCTGTGCCCAAATTCTGAGTAAACTCAGCACGATACATGGTAAACTTCAAATCTTCATACTGGTCAGCAGTCCATGTAGAAGCGTTTTGTGACTTGAAGAGCACACCAGCATATGGTTGCTCAGAGATTGTCCTCGTGCCTGTCACATCAACGTCGCCCATTCTGGAGATCCAAACGTTATATTCGTTGGAGTCAGACAGAAGCACGAAGCAATATTCAATGTTTGACTTAATGTAAACAGGAGATCTGAATGTAAATCTTGTAGGAATACTTGCGTTTTCCGACAACTCAACAGTGCTAGGATCGATAGTATTATCAGAGAAAGGAATAATATCCTTAGTAGGATAACCATTCTCCATGGTTCTGACCTGAATTGAGATAGGAATATTAGCGTCCTTAGTCCTGAAGAATATATCAATACCTGTCAGGAATACACCGCCTTCCTCATCAACAATAAAGGATTGTGCAAGAGGGTCATACCAACCAATCTGACGACTCTCAGTCCTAGTTGTAATAATAGTCCTTTCATCGTTAACTGTATCGCGGACGATCTCAGCATTACGGACGGCAAGAATGTTTTCTCTAACAGTCTGCAAAGTGCCAGACGCAGAGTATGATGCGTCTGCAGAGGAATCCACATTTCCAGGAGTCCTATCATTCGTATCTGAAGTTGTGACTCTAACCGTCCTTGTGCCAGTTGCCCAACGTGGGTTGGAATCATTCTTAGGAGAAGGAATGAATAAAGTACCTTGAAGGTTACCAACGTTATCAGCAAGAAGACGACGGTCTCTCACAACAGCTCGAGCGCCAGAGGTCAATCCAAGAAGGACTTCACCCACGTTCATGTTACCGTAGAAGTTGGGGTTGACTGTCTCTGCCATTGCCTGGACATCAATATTCAGGAAGTTGGTTTGTGATGCATAAGACTCAGCAAGTCCAGTAGCACCAACACCATAAGGGTCAGTCTTATGTCCATCATTAGCAGGAGCAACTTTTAACCATACACCAGAGGTCTGACCCACCACAGTTTCACCAACAACGAAAGGTGTCTCGTTAGAGTTGGGATCTTGGGTAGAAGACTTAGTAAGCTCAATAATTTTAGGAGTCACATAACCGCTGACATTGACACCATCGAAGAAGAAATACATCCTTGTGCGAGGCTTGAGACGGTCGATGTTGAAACCGATGTTTCTGGATCTAATCCAGGGGATTGCTGTTTGTGACAGGATGTGATCACCAAGAGACTTGCGATCAATCTTGGGAGTGACACGAGTCCTAATACCTTGCCTTGCTTGGTTGTTAACAACACGCCATGTCCTTCTTTCGTGGACAAACAGTGGTTGTCTTCCTTGACCGTGACCCAATCTACCGAGTCTACGACCACCAGAGGAGAAACTACCAGACCTGTTTCTAGTTTGAGAGGTTGATTGCATCGATTCACCAGTCCAGTTGGTCTGCCAACTACCCCATTGGAGAGGAGCAAAACCATTCTGATCAATCTGAAGGTCTCTAGCAACAGCAGAGAAGTCACCTTCAACGTTTTCAACACGGGCAGGCAGACGCTCGATATCAATCCAGTCGTCAGATGCAGGTGTTAGGTCAATACGACCGATGAAAGTAAACACGTTGAATGGGTTAACATTCTCAGTCCTAGATGCATAAGGTTGTGTAATAACTGCCAAATCCTCGTAAGGCAGCATCACCATATTTCCAATAGTCTTAATGACGTTGCTGGATGCACCCATGTTAATTTGCAGGGGCACGTTAGAAGTATAGTGCGAAGGACGGAGGTGACCCTCTTTAAAGTCCATAGAGCACTTATAGTCAACACTGAATACGTCACCCACAGTATGGTCGGTGAAGTCGTCTACAACGTAACCATTCTTCAGACGGTCAAAACCATTATCATCGTATGTCTTAGTGTTATCTGCTTGTACTTCCAGCAGGGACAGAGATGTGTAATACTCAACGTGAGCGAGTCTGGTCTCCAGATCCCCAATGTCCTTCATGGTATAACGTTTGATGATCTCAGGATATACCAGGACATCACGCTCAACGTCATACACATATGGACGCATCTCAATCGTTGCGAGAAGCATCGCATTATCAATCTTATCAGGATGAGGAAGATCCTCAGAGGACACACCCTTGACAATCTTAAGTTGGTTATCATGTGTCAAATACAACTTGTCTGCTCTAGGAAGATAGAAGCAGTAGTCACATCTAAATTCTGTGTTAACCTTTGGTATATCAAAGATGGTAGATCCACCAACACCACCAGAGGTGTCAAATTGCCTAGATCCAAAATCAAGTGACGCACAGTTTACATAATACGGTGCAGTTATGGTACCTGTGCCTGATGCTAATTCACCGATACCAGGACGGAAGTCAATCTGGTCACGGATATAGTTAATTGATCCATCCAGTTTATTCTTAGGGATCTCCTTATACATGATACCAGTGTAAGACTGAGCTGAGAAGTAGTCACCTGAAGACTCATGCAAGAAGTAGTCAAAGATCACAAGTATCTTACGAATTGGTGGGGAGAATCCAGGAAGACGAGTTAGTTTACAAACGTCATAGAAGTGTGCTTTCTGACCACCTTCCAATTCAAACTGAGTTGTGATAACTTTAGATCCTGTGGAAACAGATCCTTCAGAGTCATCAACAATTGCCTGCAGAGCATTGCCGTCATCATCAACACCATCAATGGTCTCACCAGGTATGAATGGAATTTCGTTAAGTGCAACGAAGTACAGTCTCAGTGTGCTATTGACAAACTGGATAACTCGACCACGAGCACCAGAGGTCTTACCGACAACAACTGATCCATTATCAAAGAAAGTAGATTCCGACAACACCATGTAGGGTGATTCAGCATCGTTATCATTCTCAGACTCATACACAGCATGAATCTTATAGACATCATTCAATGCAAATGAAACTTCCTCATCTTCAATACGGGTGCCATACAGATTACCATATGCCAAACCAAACTTAGTCTGGTCATTGTTAATTCTTGTGCGAGTCACCTTCAATGCACGCATCTTAGCGGCAGTTTTAATCTTTCTGGTGACGATATTCTTAGAGATAAGAGCAGTCAACTTAACAGTGTTGACGTTAGTCAAACCAGAGATGGTAATAGACTGTGCGTCAGCACCGAAAGTAACAGTCAGTGTGCCAAGGTCATTGAGGGCATCAATGTCAAGGTTAGATCCAACAGCGTATGAGGATCCAGACTCAGCAACAACCGTCAACACATAGTTTTCATCATCAAGAGATGCAAACTGCTCTGATTCAGGCAGAGACACAGTAACACCACCAGACACAACGGTCTTGTTAGCGAATGTCCTGTATACAAAGAATGATTCGTCGGAGATTGACTTCATCGATGTACGAGGTGCATCAATAGACAACTCACCATTCTGATAGTCTTTCTGGAAGATGAAAGGACGCATCCTTACCATCTCAGCATACTCACCGTCAGCGTTGCCACTACCTCTCTTAAGGGTGGCATCCAGGACAGCAGTTTGGTTGAGGTAGTCGAAGATTGCTGTGCCACCTGTAGCGATGTTGCCAGTGTTGGTAGCGATCTGCGCGGGGACAACTCTCTTAATTCTTAGAGTATTGTCACCATTTAGACCAGCTGCAGTTGTAGTAACAACATCACCAGGACGGAGATCCTGTGCAAATTTGGTCCTAAAACCAGTAGCAAGAGCACCAGTGCCACTTACAGTAACAGTAGAGGACTCAATAGATGCTGCATCATTTAGCAACCAGTTTGCAGCGAAATCTACAGCGTTGCTACTATTTCTACCAACACAACGGCGGACATCAGACAGGTTATAGGTATGTGCTGCTTCCAGTGTGCCAACAACACGACCATCTCTTTCAATAACTTCATTGTTAAGGAAACTACCAGAGACCTGCTCTAGACGGCAGGCACCAAGGCTTCCTGATTCAGCAACGAAACCACGAGAACCAGAGCTGCGACCTTGTAGCACATCACCAACATTAACAGTGTTAGCGCCAGCTGCCAAGTTAATAGCAGTAAACATCTGTGGGTCAAAGAACCACATGTCATACTGGTCTGCCTGATCGATCTGTACCTGGACAACACGAGCACGACCGATTTGGTTACCGACAATTGAGCTGGATGCCCCAGGAATCCAGTCATCATACAATTCGATAACTTGGTATGCATCAGTCACACCCTCACCAGTCAGGTTAGGCCAACCATATTGCTCGTAGACCTTAACAAAGTTACCTAGTCTAAAATGGATAATTCCATTTTCTACACAGGAGAAATCTCTAGGTTTGGGAGCGTCAATATACTGAGGTGTAAGGAATTCAGTCCTGTATCCTTTAACGTACGCTCTACCAGGAGAGATCTCATAGGTTAGGAGATCATCTGTAGGAGTATTGTTTTGCTGACTTGTCTGAGAAACAGTGTAGACCCCGTTATTAAAACCATCATCAAGACATTCTCTTGGTGTAATAATGGGAGTGTCGATAACATAGTCACCAGACTCTTCATATGTCCGACGTGCGATCGACTTCTCCATCTCTGAATACGCAGTATGATCAACAAACTGCTCAACTTTACTGTTGTTAATTCGTAGTAACTCAACGAAGTTTTTGTCAGTCGAATCATTGATTGCTTTCTTGACAAGAGTGGTCTTAATCTTAAATCTGTGACCGCCAGGTGCTGAGTAGTTTGAAGTGCCTGCAGCGTTGTCATTCAGTGACGGATCGTCTTCAGGGGTAACAATAGATTCACTAACTTCCAGACCAATTCTATAAGAGGGGTTATTGCTATATTGCTCAAGGATTAGGTTTGCTGATTGGACATCAACAAAGTGACCTCTAACAAAGTACACACCATTGTTAATGTATGCAGCAGATGCAATCGCAGTAGCGTCAACGGGCAGCAGCTGTCCAAATGGTGATCCGATTTCGATCAGTGTTGTGCCGAAAGTAATTTCGTTTTCAGCAAGTAACTGCTCGTTTGGTTGGAATTTTTTAGTGGCGGTGTCAGAAACTGTATCACCAGATTCGATATACTTAACGTATAGAGTGAGGTAACCACGCTCAGATTCTGAAGCAGGAATTGAATACAAGACCTTTGCTTTCACGCCAGTCGTGATGCCCTCAATAACCTGACCATGCAGTTGAGTCCTGTAGGTTTCGATATCGACACCCAGGAAGGATTGCTGCAGAATGATTGCCTGCACACTCAAGTCATAACCGACCTGACCGGGAATGACCATTGCACCTTCTTTAAAGAAGTGTTGTCCAATGGATTCAATCTGATTCTGGAGAATCGATTGTAGAGTCGTTAACTCACGCGCTTGGATAGGATACCCAGGGCGAAATAGCACTCGGTAGAAATTCTTGTCCTTATCGAAGTCGTCGAAATAAGGAGCAATATTTAGATTGGTATTCTGGGGCATCGTTTAGAACTCTACTACGATCTTAATGTCTTCGATTTGGTCACCAGCACGAGTAATCGCGCCTCTATTATCTATGTAAATAACCTGACCCGAATTTGGCTCAACCTCTGGTTTTGCATAACCGTTGGTAAAAGACATACCCAAGTCATACTCAGTGTTGTTAATAACACGAGTAGATGCACCTGATACAATTGGGAAGTTAATATCAGGGTCAGCAGATGCACCAGATGTTGCACCCACGACAGGGTTACCACCTTCAAACTCAATCAAACTACCAGTGAATTCAGGGAAGACACCATCGATTCTATTCTGGTAATACTTAAGCACTTTGGTTGTGCTATTCCATGAGATCACACGTCCACGAGCAGTCACTTGCTGACCACCAATTGTGCGAGACTGTGTGATAATTTCGTCAGTAGCAAAGTTACCCGTAAAGGTAGGAGCAAAGATAACTGACTTTGTGGCGGACAGAGTAAGATCTGCTGCCAATTCTGTTGTGCCGAATTTGTTGGGGTTGATCACCAAACCAATACGACGGTAGTCGTTATCAGTTGGGAAGTCACCACTACCCTCAGCATAGGTAAACTTGGTGTTAATCATGACGCGATATCCACCCATCTCTGTCCCTGGATCAGCACCATGACCGACAGTTGGAGGAATTATCACTTCAACGGTGCCGCCTGATCCTGCACCTGCACCGATACCGTTGACTTCATCGATGACGACTTTACCGAAGTTGTATCCTGATCCACCCGAAGTAACAGTAGCAGATACAATGCGACCCCCATCGACAACCAGAGAAACACGACCGCCAACACCATCGCCTTTGATAGGTACATTCTCGTAGGTGCCATTGTTATACCCTGCACCAGAGGATGAAATAATAACCGTATCAATCTCACCACCGATTGCATCAGACACCACAGCGGTGTCACTCAGCACAGGCATGTATTCGTTAGAGAAGAATTTCAATACGAGACCCACAGGGATCGTATACATATACTTCCAACGATAACCGTCAGCAGTGGTAATAATAGAAGTTGAAGTACCCGTAGGCTCAACAGTAGAAGGCTTACCGTTAGGATCACTAGGGGATGTCCCGTTATAGATGCACTTATAGACTTGATACGATGAGTTAACAACGTAAAAGTCTGCATCATAAAGTTTGGTAGCACCAGAAGACGCGGTTTTAGTTGCGCTGTAGTCATGACGATACATATCGTAAACATAACCCAAGCCACCAGTGGTTTGCTCAGGAGGAATCCAGTCAGTCCTACGAATAACTTGAATAGTATCATTCGCCAACACTCGCTTCATAGAGATCATGTCAGAGAAGTCATCACTAAACTCTTGGAAAGAGTCCACAGGAGCGGGCGCTGCATTCTCATTATCCCAAGGTTGGGGACGACCGATGAAAACATACAGACGATCACGACTACTTCCAGCTTCACTATCAGTCTGAGCAGGATCGGGACCTTGCAGAGACTTGATCAGTCGGCTAGCAGTAAAAATTCTAAATTGGTCGGTTAGTAGCGCCATTTGTTACCAATTATCCTATAGATTTATTTATGGGGTTAATACTCACCCTCATTTCTGAGGAAGTTGTTATACTCAACTGCGATGATTTTTGCTTGGGCACCAGAAGAGTATCCTTGCACTGTCTCACCAACAGTAAATTTGTAAGTTGGATCATTATCTTGAATCGACTTAACATCTAGATAGAATTGACCATCTTTAGGTCCAAGTCTTCTATTTGTAGTTGTTGCTGCAACGCCTGATGTCTGTCCAGTAACAGTCTCTTCACCACCCGCTGTTGGGATGTTAAACAGAGATGCACTAATGTATTCAATAATAATAGTTGCAGTAGAGATATGGGCATCACCATCTCCCAAAGCACCAGCAGACTGGATAGTAGCAACTAACTGGTTAGGACTGCCATCATAGATCTGATCACCAATCTGGAAGAGCGTGGTGTTGGTGCCACCTAATTCTTCCTCAATACCATATTTAGACGAGGCAATGCCCCCATCTAGATTAATCTGGTCTTCATAATCTGTGCCAGTATTCAGAAGGTCGGGAATACCATCTCCAAACTGCTGCACACCCTGAGCATCAACATACTCTTCATCATCATCCTCAAACTTAAAGTTTTGAATAACTGACAGAGGTGAAGTAAATGCAACAATTTCGCTGCCTTCTAACTCAACCAAAGTATGTGGTACGACACCAGTTGCAGTTGATCCAGAAGTACCTGCAAAGAATGCAATAATTTGAGACTTCTCGCTTGATCTGCCAGCATCAATAAATGCTAACTCATCAACTTGGAATGTCAGATATAATGCTCTTTCAGTTTCATCCCAATCATAAACGATAGCGACTCTGTTACTTGCATTTTCAACAACACGTCTAACTTTGTCAGTAACTTGGAAATCATAAAGCGTGTCTCCAGTATTGGGATCATTTTGGAGAGTATCAAGAATTATCTTTTGGTCAAATCTAAAGTTTGTGCCCCTATCGCATCCATCAAATGTTGTGGCAGTTTTACCTGTATATCTAACAATTTCTCTACCAAGAAGGAATTTACCAGATCCAGGAAAAGGTGCTGTGGACTCAACGTGAATAGTTTCATCACCAGTGGTCACGTCAGCCAGAATACCTGACAAATTGTAAACAACAGAGTTTAGAGACTGTCTGTTCCTTGCAGTCTTAATTAGGTTTGTATCTCTTGTAAAGATAACCTGAGGAGCAACTACATAACCATCACCACCTGCTAGGAGGTCAATAGTTGTAATAGTACCAAGATTAATAAATGCCGAAGCACTAGCACCAGATCCACCACCACCAATAATTTGAATTAGAGGAGGATCTTCAAAAAACTCACCAGAATTGGTAAGGGTAATTGCAGTAACTTTACCAAATGGATTGACACCAGCAACACCAGTTGCACCTTGTCCACCACCACCTGAGATGATGATATTGACATCTTCTTCGGTATAGTTTCTACCAAACTCTTCAATAGCAAGACCTGTAACTAGACCTGTAATAGGCACTAACTCAGATCCAGATCCACCACCACCTTTAACTTCTGCTTCAGCAGCAAAGTATTCATCACCAAACTGAGTCATTTGGATGAGGTCAATACCACCGTCTTGCTTCAGGAAGATCTTACCTTCAGCAGGCACACTTGCATTCTCATCAGTAATTTCCAGACGCATGGGATCATACCCTTCGCCTGGATCCAATACTTCTACAGCAGTGATCTCACCATTGTCACCTTCAATGACAGGTCTTAAAACCGCATCTCTGATAGGTGTGCCACAATTTCCGACACGGAGTCTAGGGGGATCAGCAGGATCATACCCACTACCTCCTGCAGTAACATAAACTTCTCTTACCCCGAATATACTATTAAATATGGGGACAATTGAAGCACCAGATCCAGGGACTGTTCTTGTCATTAGACGACCACGAGATTACCGACCATTCCAGGATGAACGGTGCATTGATAGACATATGTTGTGCCTGCTGCAAGAGTCATAGGCACAGTCCAATATTGGACACCCTCCTGTGATCCACTCACACCAGCGGTTACGGCAGATCCACCACTTGTTTGTCTCAGAGCAAATGGGTGAGCAGATGTTGTGGTGTTGTTAAATCTATATGTGAAACCACGATAGACATAGATGGTTGGGTTTCCAGTTCCAGTCCATCCGTTGTTGCTGAGGTCATATCCACCGCCTGATGTCCCAGAAATCTCAAAACCAACAGCAGCAGAAGCAACCGCTTCAACTTCACCACTTGCATTAGTAATGAAACTCTGATTCTCTGATAGAGTCTGACCACTAGCAAGATATAAATCTGCAGCAATCGAAACTGAGTTTGTAGATGCAGTGGTAGTAATACCATTTCCACCAGAAACTGCTAACGACTCAGTAGGGGAGTTGGAAGTAGTAGTGCCGCTATCACCAGTTACTGTGGCAAAAATGTTTTGATCTGTGTTTGGTGAATCATTGGTAATCGTCAGATTATCACCAGAAACAGCAGTGGAGATCCCAGTACCGCCAATAAGGTTAACAGTAGTAGTAGTGGAATTAGCCGTCTTGGATCCCGAATCAGATCCGATAGTAGAGAAGAGATTTTGGTCAACATCACCTAATGTCCCCGTCATGTCAATTGTTAACGTATCTCCAGCAATAGATGTGGAGATATTTGTGCCACCAGCCACAGTAAGCACATCAGTAGCAGCACTCGCTGTAGTAGACCCCGTATCAGCATTGATACCTTCAAATAAATTTTGTGTAGATCCTCCACCACCACCAGATGCGGTAGCATCATTGTCTGGATACCAATAACTATTGGTAGCAGACCACTTAAGGACCTGACCATCAGAAGGACCACCGCCGACTGTCATGTCAACATCGGTAAGCTCACCGATAGAAGATCCACTATCAATTAGTTGAACCCAAGCACCATCATGTGCAAAGTATCCATGACTTTGATCATGGACATGTGCAAACATACCATGATGATCTCCTGCAACAGGAAGATCTGCTGTTTGGGCAAAATGGTTTGTATACTTTAACTTACCGTCTGCGCCATCAATATATGTCAGAGCACTTCCAGTGCCACCTGCCCAAAACTTAATATCACCGCTACCATGAGGTTTGATGACTACATCACCATTATCAGTAGATCCAATCTCAAATCCACCAACGTCTAAACTTGAAGTTAACGTATCAAAATTTCCCTCAGCAAATTGAGATCCATCCCATTTCATTAATTGTCCTGCGGTAGGACTGCCAATATTCACCAGCAGGTTGGTGTCATTACCAAGAGCGGTATAGAGCTCGTCAATAACGCTATTCAGTTTGATAGCACCATCTCTGAGACTATCACCTGTCCCGTCGTTTGCTGACGATCCAATACTAAGATTTTGCTTTGCCATGGTTGGTAGATTTCTACAGTGTTATTTAGGTGCCATCGAAGGTTTGTGACGTAGAGTCAAGAGTGCTCTGCGTGCTATCGAATCTATTAGCGGTAGATCCGCTTCCACCACCAGATCCAGTAACAGTCAATACTGCTGCATTGGAATCAAGTGGTGAGTTTTCTGCTTGAGTCGATACTCCCAGAGGACCGATGATACGGCAACGGAATCTATATCCCGTCATGTATCCAAGAGTACTGAGTGTATATGAGTTTGTAGTTGCTCCTGTAATAGCAGCAAATGCGAAACCGCCATCTGTGGAGCGATACCACTGATAAGCAATAGGTCCATTTTCTGGACTGATCTCTGCTTGCACAGTAAACGTTGCCGTCTCTCCTGGATTTGCTGTAGCATTCTGAGGTTGGCTGTTAAACACCAGAATTGAAGGTGCTCCACCTCCATTACCGCCACCACTGGGTGGAGCGACAGGTGCTTGTAGTGTGAAGTTTGTATTAATTGTCTCTCTAGTAGAGCTTCCAATCATGTATGGAAACTCAGGGGCATCAATATTGTCTGGATCTACAGACAAGAAATATGCATAGGTGCCATTCTGGAATTCTGGAGTAATACAAAATCTACCATTATGAAGGTCTAGGTCACCAGTTGCCTCAACATACTCCCAGTCCTGCACCAGAGCGCCTGCAGGGGGGTTTGCGATGGTGTTACCATAGTCAGGTCTACCTGCTGCCTCAACTGATAAAGTTGAGAAAGAAGACTTCATAATTTTGGGAGAAGTCAGATTGTCCCATGGTGATGTATAAGCATATGGACCATAAATTGGGAATCCATCAAATGCAATACCGATGATCTTAGAATGACCATCAGGATGTCTCAAGTTATCGCCGTTATATTGTGTAGTGCCATAATAATCATTGTATCCTGCCATCGAGGACCCATCTCGCCAACAATCCAAGAAGTGTGTATCATGATAATGATACTGACCACTTTGCTCAGGATGACCACCACACTCATCCTCACCAAAATCTACAGGAGATTGTGGGTAGTGAGCATTCCAACTGAATCCTACTGGGGGGTTTCCACCAGTACCAGCAGAAGGACTAAACAAAGCAACGCCATTAGCGGCAATACCAATAGTACCTAGTGGAGTTGCGCTTCGACCATTTCTTTCATCATAATACTCATAAGTGCCGCTAGTTAGAGACTCTTGGTCTCTCATAATAAGGTCAATTCTATCGGATGTTGCTAACCAACACTCATCTTCGATGGAGGTAAAAGTAGTGCCCTTATAAAGGAATACCCTTTTAATACCATCACTGAAGGTAAACATAAGTCTGTCACCCACCTGAATCTCATTGTTAAACAATGAGTTATCATTAACAGAAATGACTATAGACCTAATGAATCCGTCTTGATTCCAAGCGTTAGTATCGAATGTGCGACTAATACCAAAGGACCCACCACGGTAAGTAAAAGCATGATCGAAATCTTGCTCCGTTACTGTGTTTGGGTTGTTGGCATTAGGAAACGTGCCAAACCCTACAGGAGAAGGAAGACCATCCGCCTCTACTGTAAGAATGTCAGTGGCATCGTTATAACTTGCAGTTGCCCCCATGGTTTTACTTTTATTTAGATGTCGTCGAAGATTTGAGTTGGAGTGAAGTTGCTAATCACAGTAGCACCAGTCTGGACCGTGAGGATAGCAGACAGTGAGTAAACAGGTGTAGCACCTGCAGCAGTAATTGCAACTCTGTATTCGTCACCATCGTCTGCCTGAGCGGCATCGTTGGTGTTGTATATTGACTGGTTAGCACCGATGATGTTACTCCAGGTCTGAGTGCCGTATTCCTTCTTCTGCCACTGGTAGTTGAGTTGCTGACTGTTGGAGACAGTAGCAGCAACCGTGAAGGATGCAGTCTGACCTTGGTTAACTGTTACGTTTACAGGATCCTGAGAAATCGTAATCGCGCCAGGATCGATTGTAGTGGTGCCACCACCTGCCTCGTCAGCGTTGTAGATATCTCTACCACCATTGACCGGCGTGCCCGAAGGATTAACAAAGTCGTCTGGGACAATGTTATCAATCTGGACTAATGGTTGCAGATAAGAAACACCAGGCGTCTTCACGTCAATGCGTGTGATACCCATGAGTGCCTTGATACGACCATCGAAACCAGAGGATGAAATCACGTCCACGTTGGGGCGTGAGGTGTAACCATCACCAGAGTTGGTGAGAATTGCAGTTTCCAACTGACCAGAGCGGATCTGGGCAAGTGCAGCAGCGTTACGACCCTTAACGGATCCTGTGTATTCAAAGGTGATCAGTGAGTTGGAAGATTCGATCAGAGCAACTTCACGAGCGAATTCTTCACCATCAATCTCAAGTTTGTCACCTGCTTCCACAGGTGGCACAACGGTTGCAGCGATCACGTCAGTGTCAGATCCAATGTAGGAGAATCCAACAAAGGTTGATCCTGCGCGAGGCACTTCAGCGAAGATGACTCTAGATCCGACGAGCTCGTATGCAACGCCAGGTTCCTGAATGATACCGTTGAGTGAAATAATGATGTTGTTTTCTGGGCGAATCACGTTGGAAGAAACACCCTCAGTCAGTGTCAGCGAGTAGAATAAACCTTCACGTCTGAGGTTGAAGGACGAGCGTAACGAGTCAAACTCGAAACTGATATCATCCATCTGGCGAAGTTTACCAACGTAGTAACCAACGAATTCAGATCCGATTTCGGGTGCTTCAGAGAAGTTAATCTTATCGGAGAATGCAACGTAGGAGTTGTTACCACCAGGAGGTTGCAGGATACCGTTGACGAAGATGAGCATGTGACCAGCAGGATCTGGGTAGTATGCTTCACCATTGCTGATCGTGAGATCAAACTGAGTCTGATCACCGTCGAAACCACGGAAGTAACGATCAACGCGACCCTCAAGCGTGCGTGCCTTAGAAATCGCACCACCCCAACCATAGTCGGAGACGACGGTCATATTGTTAAGGAAGTCACCCTTGACATTTTCCAACCAGACGGTTGCTGTAATGCCTTGCTGGTCAATAGCAGCCACGCGCCCGTAAGAGTTATATGCAGTATCCGTGTATGCAACAACGTTGGCATAGATGCTTGGGAAGTTGGATCCCAAATCAAGTTTACCAATGTTATTAGTGCCCTGAATAACTTCAGAGATGTCAGCACCAATACCCACAGGAATCAGGTTACCAATAAACAAGCGATGGATGCCATAAATTGGATCAGAAGGATCTGCATTTACGCCGTTGATGTATTCTGTGACTGTTGCCCTGAAACCAGGATCCTTTAGTGTGGTGCCCTGCAGGAGGACAATCTCATCACCCACTCGGAATGTATCAGAAATGCCCGTATCAATAATCGCAGTGCCAAGCTCCAACTGATAGATGTTGGATCCATGTATATACTGGTTAAGTTGAATCTGCGTGCCAGAGAGACCCTTAATTTCAAGGATGTAGTCAGTGACGCTACCGTAGATGATATCGCCAGTATCCCATGCATCTCCAATGGTTTCAACGTCAATCGTAATACGACCACCGTCATTACCTGTGAGAGATCCAGACTTATTGAGGTATCCGTTAGCGTATGCCTCAACAGCAGAATTCTTATCAAACAACCAATCGCCTTGTGCGAATGCTCCTCTCTCGACGTTAATTAACATGCGAGAATCGAAGGAAGCAACATCAGCAGTTGTGCCGCTGTCATCACCAACCAGAGTATCACCCACGTTAACGACGCCTGCAACATTGATCAAGTTGGCGAAGTTTAGACCACTTGAATCAGTTTTACCAGTTTGTATGAGTTGACCATTGATTGCTGAGTTTCCATTGACTCTAATAATTTCACCATCGGTGAAGTTTTCATAAACACCCAGATTCTGACTTACATTATTCAATTCAAAACGAGTGTAGATTCTATTGATCTCTGCTTGGTTGAGTGAGATGCTACTAACTTCAGATGAAGATTCAGACGTGGTGCCGTAGATAACATCTGCAGGGTTGAATCCACCCTGAATAGGAGTCTGCGAAGGATCTGCGGGGAAGAGTGGAGTCTGTCTAGCAATGCCACTACGTCTGACGATAGCGAAGATCTGCTGACCAGTGTTGGTAGTGTCAACTTCAATTTTTCTAAATCTACCATCGTGCATGTAGTGAGCACCAACCTCAAACCACTGTGGAGTGGCAGTGATCACATACCAGTAAGATTGACCAGCAAATGCTGCGACTGAGGTCTCAGATGCTGGGATATACTGGAGGATATCGCCACGACGGAAGGAGTTTGTGCGGTTGATTCTAACTCTATACTCAGCGCGATCGAAACCAACAGGGACGATAGGAGTCAGGATAACCAGAGCAGGATCGGTGTTATAGTCATAACCCAATTCATACTTGGTGCTGATGTTAACTGCATCGCTACTTGGGACCCAAGTAACGCTACCTTCTGTTGGGAATTCAGATGTTTCTAATGAATACTCAATAGCGTTGAGTGAAGAGTCAATGATAAATTCAGATGCCTCACGGTTGTAATCTAAGCGACCATTGATACCTAACTGATAGGTATTGTAGGTTGCCCAACCAGGATCTTCAGTCAACTGATACAACACAGACTTGATATACTCACGCACGCGAGTATTTGCATAAATCAGGTGTATACGGGACACATCTTGGAATGCAATGAAGCTACCTTCACCATCAAACCAGGTTTGGACCAGTCCAAATGCACCTGCGTTACCGCCAGTGATCATGTCATATCTGACTGCCTTAAGGATGTCAGCACAGAAGTCCACGGTCATGTTAGTGGTGCCGTAGTAAGTCACAGTCTCATCATATGCTCTCTGTGCGATAGCATCTTGGTTAAAGAGCAGCATATTAGCAATTACTCTGTCGGTATTAAAACCAGCACCAAGAGTATCTGACATGATGTCAAACAAAGTGTCAATTGCAGATTGTGGTCCTTCACATGTGCCTGCTTGATATTGTGTGTTTGTGTAGTTTGTAGATCTAGTTGTCCTAACGATGGTATTCAACTGATTCGTGTTGTTGATTGCTGCGTTTTCAATTGTCTCAATATAGATCTCAATGAGTGTATCAATAGCAGAAGCAACTTCAGCACAAGTCTGATTCCATTCAGCAGAAGCACCATCATATGTAAGACCAGTGTCTCTGACTATAATATCAGGAGTATATTTAATAGGCCAAATGCTAGGTAGACTGCTAGTGCGATTTGCAACGTTACCAGGATTGCTAATTGCATCTGTAACCAGTGCCATCAGAGTATCAATTTCAGTTGAAACGTCATCTGATTCACTACCTGTATAGTCAGGATCAACCAGACGTGATCTGAAGTAAGACATATCACCTGTTGTGTATGCCCATGCTGCTGTAGGCTCTCCTTGTGGGACATTACCTGCTGTAGCACCAAAACCACCATCATTAGTGTCTGACCATTCACCAGCAGCTTCACCAAGACCAACGTTTAGACTAGGGGTTTCAGCAGATCCGACTTCGTTACCGTCAATCCAAAGTTTGACACGACCATTTCCAGAAGCGGCAGTGCCACCAACTCTGATCTCCCAAGTAATCTCATGCTCACCACCATCAAAGTAAGTTGATAGATTGGAGACTTGGACATCAAGCAGTGCGAGACCGTTATCTGAGGAATTAGATGCACCACCCGCATAGGAGTTAGCACCATTACCAGCACGGAGACGGAGGTATGTGCCGCTGTCTCTGAAACCGATCCATGATCCACGACCATTTCCACCACCTTCCCAGAGCACGCCGTCAGTAGGTGTGCCAGCAGGAAGGGTAGTAACACATGAGCAGACTAAATCTTCATCATTCGTTTGACCTGTTGAAGATGCTGGTTGATTCTCGATTGCGATATTGCCATTAACAAATGTGCGAGTGATGAGGTTATTGTATGATCCAATATCGATACCAGTATCCGGTGAAGAATTGAGAAGAATCGTAGTGGGTTTGGGGACTGCATTGCTAAATGATTGTCCACCTTCTGCCTCAAGAGATCCACCATAATTTGCAACGTTACTAATAATCTGACCACGCATTGCACGCTTCACCAGTGTCTTTGCTTCACCTAAAATCCAATTTACCTCTGTTGCCAGAGATGTAACGTGTGCGAGAGATCCACTGTATGTTGTATAGAATTCAGATACCCAGTTGATCCAGTTATCTCCACCATACTTGAGGTTGAAGACCAGTGCTCTGAGGATATCAGTTACATCATGGACACAATCAATACTTCCAGCAGAAGTAATTGAATCTGGTGCAGACCCTATGAATGTGTGAGTGTATTGCTGACCAGCAGGAGATGCGCCAACGTTAACTGTAACCTGACCATCTTGCTTAATAACTGCACCAGCAACAGCACTCACGAATGTGTGTGTATACTGATTTGCAATTGCAGCAACACCCACATAGCAGGTGAATGTGTCAGAATCTACAACACTAACAATTAACCACTTATCAGCAGCAGGGTCTGTGGAAAGAGGATAGTTGTGGTTGCTACCATTATTATCCTGAGTGCAAGTAAATCTCAGAGATCCAGTGGCAAGCTTGATTCTGTTGCCAGTTGACAATCCATGAGCACCACTTGTATTGATGGTCACCAGACCTGAAACTGCATCATACGACGCAGAGCTGACGTTTTGAGTAGTCGTGCCAACTGCAGTAATTCCAACTGTTGTGCCGTATGCTGGATCACCCTTGTGTGGGTAGGAATGCTCACTACCGTTAGCATCCTGAGAGCAAGTGAAGATCAAACTATCGGTAGCAATAGACATTCTATTACCAACGTTGAAGGAATGGTTGGGGATAGTAAAGACCATATCGCCCGAAGATGCTGTATATGTGGCACCTGTTGGAGCAAACTGCTCTCCACCATCACTCCATCCATAGCGAATTGCACCAGTAACTGCAGATACAAACTGGTGAGTGTATATTCCAGCAGACTGTATAGCATTAACAGATGTACCACCTGCCCAGTTGTGTGTGGTTATGTCGGATGAGATACCAACGTTAACTGTAATTGTGGTAGCAGATGTACCAATAACAGCAATGCCTTGGTCGTATGCTCTGTCACGCTTAGCTTTGATACCATTTGGATCTCCTTCTACAAATATATGAGTTGTTGTATTCGTTGGAGTTGTTCCCTGAAGGATATTAACCTCAAATGTATTTGAAGTTACGTTATCAATCTTGATCCACTCTCCACTAACAGGATCTGTTGTACGTGGATATGTGTGCTCAGTTTGATAACTATCTTCATCACACTTGAATACTAATGAGTCATCGTCAAACTTAACAAAGTCTCCATTCTGGAATCCATGAGCACTATCAGTAGTAATCTTAAGAAGACCAGTTGATGAATCGTATGATGTACCTGTTGTTGCAGAAGCAGTATCAATTGTATTTCTAGGATAAGACTTAACAGTAGTATTACCATCACCATTGTAATCACATGTGAAGGATAACTTACTATCACCAATCTTAATTCTTGAGTTGGACTTAGTGATAGCACCTGTTGCAGCAGAAACGAATGTATGTGTGCTAATGACGTTACCTTCACCAACATTAACATCAAATGTTGTAGCAGTTGCATTAGAGATAGTTAACCACTTACCTCTTGCAGGATCAGTGGCACGCGGGTATGTTCCTTGGTTTCCACTTGGAATATTAGCGTTAGCAATACCAACGTTAACTGTAATTGTGCCACCTGATTGGTCTGCACCAGTAATTGCCAATGTTTGTCCAGATGCAGGGTCAGTTGCTCTTGGATATGAGTGGTTGGTTGCATTATTATCAGCATCACAAGTGAAAGTTACACCATTGTTAGCAATAGTAACTGTATTTGAAGTTGTAAGACTGTGTGCTCCAATTGTTAATACTAGATCACCATTTGCAGGAGTATATGTTGTACCTGTAACTGCAGTGTAATTACCACCTAAGTTATCAAGGATACCATTTGGAGCTCCTTCTACAAATGCATGATCACCCATAGGAGCATCACAACTGAATACTAATGAATCATCAGCAATCTTGATTACTTGTCCATTTTCAAATGCTCCTCCAGTAGCAGTATGAGTAAATGTCAATATACCACTGACAGGATCGTATGCAACATCAGTAGGAGTATATGTTGTTGGAGCAGGAATGCTATGAGTACCAACTGTTAATACCAATTCACCTGTTGTAGGTGTGTATGTTGCATCAGTTACGTCATGATTAACAGTAGGTGTTGGACCTATATTAACTGAGATTGTATCTACATCAGCATCTACAATTACAATACGTTTTTCATAAGCAGGGTCGGTATTGCGTGGATATGAATGGTTAGATCCATAACTATCCATGCTGCAAGTGAAGATAAGACCATCTGCTGCAATACTGATATGCTCACCAATATTCAATCCATGATTGGGAATTGTAAGAGTCAATACACCAGCGGCAGCAGCATAAGTTGCATTGGTTGGAGTAAACTCCTTCCACCACATTGCACTAGATCCACCGTTGATACTTAGTGAAGGATACTGTGTGGTGCCTGCCTTAACTGCTTGCTCAGCAATCCAACGAATGTTTGTATCAATAGCATCAGCACAATCAGCAAAGACTTGCTCTCTGGAGTTTGCTTCGAACGAGGAAAGATCAACATTACCAGGATCATTTCCAGGAATGTAATCTCTACCAAAACCATTTCTCATGGTTACGGTTGCCATGTCTCTGACAAGTTTCATGACAGTGACAGTTGCTTCCCAATCGTCTTCAATATGCTTCAGTGAGTTATCCTCTGTTTCAACATAGAGACTTGCTGCATCCCATGTCCTCTCATTACAGTTGTAGTTGAGGTCATGGGTAAGAGCATTAAGGACATCCTTAACGTCATCACTACAGTTAACAGGACCACCATTGATCTTGAATAGGGCATACTTGGACATATCATTCATTGTCTCGACTGCTTCATGTGCAATCAGATCAATATTTGCCTTGATAGCATTGGTAGCATCCTTATAACGATTCCAGTTGGAAACGCTATCCTGAGGATATCCTTCATCATCGATAGTGATGGTATCATCTCTAAATGCACCACGAGCAGTAAACAGGGGTGTGTGATAATCTTCTTGTGTCCATGCTGGGATGCCAAAGTCTGCAGCAACTTCTCCAGGAGAAAGGAGTAAGTTGTTACCTGCTTTCTGTGTGAGATACTTAGCGTGCTCAAATGCATCAAGCATTGGATTCAACTCATGCTCAACATGGAGGATGTTGTCTTGATTATCCAAATACTGATCAATAAGTAATTCCACGTTGTATGTGCCACCAGTGCAAAGGTCGGCAATTACAGCAGGGAGAATGAATTGCTTAACATCTCTTTCACAGGTTGGACGACCACCACCAGGAATGATGTGGAATTGTGTGAGAGTGCCGTTAAAATCAATCTCATACTTATCGAGAATATATCCAGCAACTTCTTCTGCGATATAGTCGCGGTTTTTCCAGATCAAGACACCAGTGTCTCTGAAGATATCAGGATTAGGTGCCAAGACTTCTAGTACTTCACGACCCAAAGTATCAAACTCATCCTGGATGGATTGGGATGCAGGAGAAGAGAAGTTATTAGGAATTCTCAATCTCTGAGTATATACACCCTTCAGATCTATGTCAGTTGTAGTAATTGCATACTTACAAAGGACAAATGCCTGATCCCATGCATACAGAGTTTGCAGAATCTCGTTACTAACATGCTTCAGTTTGCCTGATGCCTCAAGGTAAGTACGAGCGGTATAAAGAGAGTTGTAGTTACCACCGTCTCTCAAGTCCTTGACCAGAGCGCCGATGATGTAGTCTTTAGTATCCCTGACACAGTTGTTGGTACCTTGGTATGTGCCTTCGGCCACGTTGTTGCCAGGGACGACAAAATCAGGGAATGCTGCTTCCATTCTTCCGACTGCCTCTTCAGCAATCCATGCAGCGTTGAGGTCGATAATATCAGCACAGTTTCTGTGATCTGATCTACCTAGGTCAACGTTTTCAATGATCGCAAAGTTTTGATCGTAGTTAAGTTCCTTGACAGCAGCAGAAGAAATACGCTGACCAGTGTAGATAGCATATGTTTCCTGATTATCTATGACGAATGGTTGCTCACCATCAAGACCAAACTTAACATACTGGTTAGAGTAGTCGATCTGAGTAGGAGGCACAAATCCAGTATTGAAGTCGGACTGTCCATTCTTAACAACCACGTTGTCCATGTAACCAGTAAACTGACTAGCACCGTTGAAGTCAGCACCGATGTAGATGGCAGCATAACCATAATCATTAGTGTCGGCATAGTTACCACCAACCTGCACGCCATCAACATAGAGTTGCAAGACGCTAGCAGTCCTGACAACTGCAACGTGATGCCAGTTGTTAGCAACCAGCGTGCCACCAGTCAGCAGTTGAGATGTGCCATTGTAAACTGTGATTGCACCGTTAGTCTGAAGAGTAATTCTCAAACCAGAGGAAACAGACAGACGACGGAAGTCAAACAGATGTTGTGTGGTGCTTAGATTATCTGCTCTAACCCAACCTTGGACGGTAAAGTCTGCAGTGTTGCCGAAGGAGAAGTCGTAACTATCTCTAGTAACCAGATATCCAGTAGCTGGGAATTTGATAGATTTTTCACCACTGAGTCTCTTGTATTTCTGAATAACACTTAGAGAAACACCGTTTTGGTTAGCAGTGGTGGAGTTGGTAACATACTCACCATCTTGGAAGGATCCTGTGATAGCATCGGCAAAGATCCACTTCAGACCAGAGTTAGATCCGATTGCTTCAAATGTTGCACCGCTGGTAACACCAGTAATGGTGTCGCCAACAATAAACAAACCACCAGAGCGATCCTTATATGCAATCTTCGTTGTGCGGATATTTTCGCCAGCAACGAATGTGCCGTCAGTGATGCTCGCGAGAGCGTTAATATTATTAAGATTTTGTGCTGTAATCGCAGTCGTAGAGATGTCTACGAGCGTAGCGATATATGCCTGGACATTAGCACAATTCTGGATTGTTTCATTTCGGCCTGAATCGTAATTGGGGTCGAAATACTTGGCAGTTGTGCCACCGCCAGTGAAGATTGCATTATCCAGTGCCTTGACAAATGTGTGTACATATCCACCACCACTACTGACTGCACCAGCAGCAGCAACAACGAAATCGTGGACATACTGATGATCATCAGGAGATGCACCAACATTAATAGTAATGGTAGTTGCAGTAGTACCATGGATAAACAGACGCTTGCCAGATGCAGGGTCAGTAGATCTAGGATATAAGTGAGTACTGCCATTAGCATCCATATCACATGTTAATGTCAAGGAATCGTTGGCAATGGTCACATAGTCATTCAACTGAAGAGAGTGTGCTCCGATAGTCAATTCCATGTCACCCGTTGCTGGATCGTATAAAGCATCAGTTGGGGTGTATTGGACTAGAGGAGTTGATCCAATGTCAACTGTGATTGTAGTAGCAGTCTTAGCACTAATAGCAAGAGCCGTGTTGAATGCAGGATCTCCAGCACGAGGATAGGCGTGGAGAGTTTCATCGTTATCGGCAGCACAAGTAAACGTCAGAGAGTGTGGACGGATCGTAACAGTATCCGAAGTTGTCAGTGTGTGATTGCCAATGGTAATAACCATTAGACCATTTGCAGGTGTGTAGACTGCATCAGACACATCAAATTCTTCCAGATCTGCCTCACCACCGCTGTAAGATCCTTGATATGTGGTAGGATCCTTCAGCATCAAACCTGGTGATAAGGTTCTGGTATTGACTTGATAATATAGAAGGTTGTTGATTGCTTGGAATGACAAGTGCATTGCCTTATCGATAGCAGTCAAAGATTCTGCATACTCACCGATTAGACCGTTAGTAATAGGTGCTCCAACAGCATCGAAATACTTCTTAGTGAATTCGATGATGTTATAGTTACCACCCTGAGAAATGTCTTCTGCCAAAGCATCGATCATTAGACCGATGTCACGACGACACTTGATTTGACCAGGAGAATAAGATCCAAAGGACTCACTGGGGAGGTCAACCAGCGTGCCATTCAGCAGAGTTTCATCAACCACATCATAGAGAGTGGTAATTGATGCTTGGACATCGCTGCAGTTGTCAGTGCCATTGTTGGACTGGTTAGCACCGTTAGTGCCGTACGGATCGTTAGGTGATGGGTCAGCAGTAATACCGTTACCATCGTAACCACTATGATCAATCTCACTATAAGGGGTATAGGTAATACCTGCATTAGGTCTACCAACAGACTGACCAACATGGACTGTAATTGTGGTTGCAGTTACTCCATCAATATTAAGAGCAGTATTATATGCTGGGTCAGTAGATCTAGGATATGTGTGAGTAGTGCCATTAGAATCCATCAAACAAGTGAATGTCAATGAATTAGGAGCAATTCTAATTGCAGTTCCTTCTGATAAGGAGTGACTACCAATCGTTAGTTCAATTGCACCAGTACCTGTATTATAAATTGCATTCGTAACATTATGATTTACGATAGGTGCTGCACCAACATCTAAAGTGATTGTTGTTGCTGTTACAGCAGTAATGTTAACAGCTGTTTGATATGCAGGATCAGTTACTCTAGGATAAGTCTTATCAGAAGAATTACCATCCATCAAACAAGAGAATGTC